GGACTTTGTCCGCGCCATGGTGGCGTCGCTGATCCAGGTGCCGCGCAACACCAACTCGTTCTTCCTGATCACGGCCCTGCTGACGACCCTGCTGTCCGTCCTGGCCTTCATGCTGATCAAGTTTGCGGCCCGCAACGTGACCATCCAGAAGCCTTCGGCCGTGTACGCGATTACAAAATGAGCAGGTGTACGCTCTTAAAAAATAAAATTATAGAATAATAATATGGGCATCTGTCGCGAGGACGGATGCACCAAGTCCGCATCTTTTGGGTCCGAGACAGCAGAGTACTGTCTCGCTCATAAAAAGACTGATATGAAAAATTTGACTAAAAAAACATGCGAGTTTGATGGCTGTCAGGTGTTCGCTGGTTATGGTAATACAGGCACAAAACCCACGCGATGCCGTATTCATAAAGAAGATGACATGGTCTTATTTTGGTGCAAGAAATGCACTGAATGCCAGACGCAGGCGTCTTACGGATGGGAAGATGGTCCCATGATCAAGTGTGCAAAGCACAAGGTGGAGGGCATGATTTACCTTCGTTTTCCACATTGCCCGGAGTGCGGGACGACGGCTCGGTTCGGTCTCGTGAAAAACAGACCGACTCATTGTTCGAAGCACAGGGAGCCGGATATGTGGAACGTCATTGACAGAACGTGCAAGGAGTGTAAAAAGCGCCCTACATACGGCGTGGACCGGGCCGACTACTGCGAAGAGCACAAAAAGGCCGGCATGACCGTATTTTTACGAGTTTTTTGCAAGGAGGATGGGTGTGAAAAGACGGCAGCTTTCAATTTGCCCGGGCGCAAGGGGGGCGTCTACTGCACGGGTCACGCACGGGAAGGGATGATAAATATTTTCGAGACAAAGTGCAAGATTTGTTGGGCCGTTCGCGCTCGCAAGGATTATGATGGCCACTGTGCCCAATGTTTTTCGCACGTGTTTCCGGACAGTCCGCGGATCCGCAAGTTCAAGACGAAGGAACGGGCCGTCAAGGACTTTCTCGTTGAAAAATGGCCTGACAGCCTCATGACCCACGATAAGGCCGTGGATTGCTTCAGGTTCAGACCGGATTTTGTGTTTGAATTGGGTTCTCACACTATAGTCATCGAGGTCGATGAAGAACAGCACGAGAGATATGACTTGTCGTGTGAGAACAAGAGGCTCATGAGCATATTTCAGGGACTGGGGTCCAGACCTATGGTCATGATCAGGTTCAACCCCGATAAATACGTTGATGGCAATGGTAAGAAGGTCAAGGGGTGTTGGCACGGGACGGGCCTAGTGCATCAAGGCGGCGAGTGGCGGAGCCGGTTGAAGGAACTGCACGGTGTAATCGAAAAGTGGTGGGGCCGTGTACCCGAAAAAGAGGTCACGGTTGAGCACCTGTTCTACGACGGGTACATATCAGGCACGGGGTTAGGCCTTATGAAGGTCTTGTAACCCCAGAAACCCAATAACAAAAGTAAAACGAGGATGAATATCGTCCACTTGCCGAACGGCGTCTTTTTGGGCGGCGGAGGCGGTGGCGGCGGCTTGGCCTGCTCATCAAGCATGCGCTTGATTTCCAGTTCCCCAAGTCGTCGGCTCATGTCCTTCAGGTCCTCCTGCTCCTCTTCAGATTCGCGATCCCGAATGTGAAGTCTGAGCACGAATGCGTTGGTTTCCCAACCCCTAAAGTTTACGGGCGCGCCGGTCTTGTCGACCCACCGGACCGTCAGGCGCTGCAGGCTTGCGATGGGCTCGGGGTACGTGACGGACACGCAATAGTCCTTATTTTCATGGAAGTTCTTGATACAGGCCGAGCCTACATCCATCATGACGGGTGCAAAGTTGCGGTTGGCGTTCGACCCCGTGATCGTGCCGTTCGCGCCGGTGATGGCGCCCGTGTCCACGTGACTGGGGGTCCTGAGCTCGTCAATGTCGAGCCAGATGTATTCGTTGAGGCTCATGTCCACAAGTGTTGAACTCCGGATGATGTACTTGCCCGTGTATGCCGGGTCTGTAGGTCCTGCGAGGGAGGAACTCAAAAGAGTTCCGTGGGAAAGGCCGAGCATCTTGGAGAGTTCGGCCGAGTGTATGAAGATTGTGAAAGGGGTGGTGGAGCTGAAGAGAAAGTGGCCTTCGTCTGGGAGGTATTCAGTGATCACGTTAGTGATCGCGCCCGTCAGCGCCTGAGCCAATCCATACACGCTGTAGAACCCATCGTTCAAAGAGACGTTGGAGGAGCTGACGGCCAGTACATTAGACCCGTTATTGAGGTTGTACATTGAATTACATACACGAGCGCTCACGAGATCCACGCGTTCTATGTCTTTTATGGGGCTCGTGAGGTGCAGGGTGTATGAGTTCCCTGAAGGGTACAGCTGGACGTCACGGTTCTTGGAGTCTGCGAAAAGGAGACGTGTGCTTGGGGTCGAAGATTGCATCTTCTCCTTCTGATTTATAGTTGGATATTTTTACACTCGAAAAGAGAGGGGACGCGCGCGCTGACCAGATCGACACGTGAAACGTTCTTGATCGGTGTGGTCAGGTGGAGGACGTAGCTTTCCCCTGTCGGGTACAGGGCCACGTCACGGTTCTTGGAGTCGGCGAAAACTAACCGAGTCCGTGAGGACTCGTGAACCGAGGTCATTGCTAATTTAGGTTTGGAATTTAAGCAGGGCGAGTGAACGGAGTTCACGAGCCGGGACCGGAGGTCCCTCCTAGGCGCGCTTCGAGGAGCTACGCTCTGGTCGAAAGCTCCAGAGTGGCGAGGCGGGCTTCGAGTGACTCTATGGTCTGAGCTTGCGTCTTCACGAGAGCCGAGAGCTCCTTGAAACCTCCGGTCTCTGATGAGTATCCAATTAGCCACAGTGGTATGTGCATCCAATAAAGGCCTTGATGTATGTAGTTCCGTTGAATATGTATTCTTCTGATAAGTATTTTGGTGAGTTGAGAAGGAAATCGCATGACATAGTTGATTTAGCGACTGTATAATTGTGAAGCAAGTCATCATCTTGGCGTTTACCAACCCCTGGTATAATAGACGACGTGATATAATCACCATTTTCAATATTTCCGTTGATGTTTGACACCCACACTGCCCCCTCGCCAAATGAGTTGATACGTATTCTATCCTTTAACCCATTTTCAAATCCATTATCTATATGGTCATAGTCAAACTTTCCGTCGGTGTTATACGGAGACTGACCATTATCCTTCAGGTTAGTGATCACACCAAATACAGCCTTGTCATTGTCTTTTGTACTTAGAACAACGTTTGGAAGGGCTTCGTTAATCTGAATTGCTTCTTTATCAGTTAGCCGTGTACCATCAGATGTGTAAGATACGTATCCCGTATCAGCGGCGCTCACGATTAATCCTACATAATTCTGAACATTTATTTTGATATCTTCGTTGTTAGGAACTCCAGCATGCTGACCCGTGAAATAAGAAGTACCTGCAACTGTTGCATAATAATACGACGTCCCAGCGCGCCAAAATAAGTAAAGTGTACCCGCATACTGTGTAGGACATAGCGTCGCTGAACTGGATATAGCTGTTTGCAATAGTGCTTTTGCTAACACATTGTTTGCTAAGCTCCCATCAAACATTGTGTGATATGGGTTTTCAGCACTGTTGTAAATGTGCAGAATGCACTTTGGGTCGTTTGTCCTGATGCCGACGTTGCCACTCGAATTGATGCGCATGCGCTCAGTCGGAGTCGCGTTATTCGTCGCCGAAGTAAAAAACTCGATTTGAGATCCGCCTTGAAAACAGTTCAGGTTTATCCCAGATGCAGCATAACTTGCTGTACCCGTACCTGCAATCGGATCCCATCCGTTTGCTATACGTAAAATACTATTGAACGGGGCGGAGTTGACGTACTGCGGCTGAAGCCGCCACGTGGTATTTCCGGCGTTTCCATTGATGTTTGAGCTTGCGAATATGTCGCCTCCGTTGACGTGGAGGGCACTTATGGGACTCGCCGTCCCGATGCCGACGCGTCCGTTCGCCGAGTCGTAGAACAGCGTGGACACGGTCGTCGGTACACCCGAACCGGCCCCATAAAGGATACGGCCGGCCGTGTACGTCGTGCTCAGGGACCCCGCGGACCCACCGACGCTCAGGGACGCTGCAGACCCCGTCAGGCCGGTTCCTGGGCCTGAAAACTGCGTGGACGCCGTGATCGTCGTGCCACCGACCGTGTTGGACCCAGCGATGGCGCCGTAATGCGTGGTCGCCACGACCGTCGCCGCGTTCATGGTGCCTGTGAACACGTCCAGGGCCGTCTGAGGATTCGTCGTCCCCACCCCCACGTTCCCGTTCGCCCCCACGAAGAGAGCCGTGGACCCGGTCGTCGTCTGGGCGCTGAACACGTTGCCCGTGCCGAACTGCCTCACGGTCAGTGCGTTCGATGAAACTGCATTGCCGGTCACTAGGACCGCGGACGAGTTTATCAGGGTCGGAACGGCCGTCCCCGAGTTTTGGTTGAACGTACTCATCTACTCTGAGCAAACATTAGTTTGCGACGGGACGCGCGGCGTCCCTCTAGGGAGATTTGTTTGGGGCGGGGTGAAGACGGGTTCACTGGTACAAAAAGTACATTATGGGTTTTCAACTTTAAGATTGAAAGGAAGAATCAATTTTAAAATTGAAATGAAAAGTCTAATAGGGGCGGTGGCTCTTGAACACCCAGTGTTCAAATTGTACCAGGGGGTGGGATGGTCTTCCAGTAGTCACGGTCCTTTATAGGTTCTGACCCGTACGTGAATGGATAAGGTGCAAGGGGCGTGTCCTCGACGTCGTCCGGGTCCAGGTATGCGTCTGGACGGCCACCCTCAGCTCTGTACGAGGCCCGGTCCTTCATACCCGATGGCCCGTCTGGGTCCGTTCCTTCCGGAACAAACTTAATCATAGGACTTGAAGTGATCAAAGCCTTAAGCCGGGCCTTCATAGCCTCTTCTTCAGTCTTGAAATAACCGATCAGTTTCCCGGTCAAAGTCACCTTCCAGGCCTTGCCCTTTTCACGGCTCGCGACGTACGTGATCCCCACACCCTTGGACGAAGCATCTGTGCGCTTGACCGTCCTGACGGCCGACTTGACGAGGTTCTCCTCCCTGAAATCCCAAGCGTCACCATTCACGTGAGCCCACGGACCCTTCGAGCCTTTGACGACGTCCTGGAGGTACACGCGTTTCCCGAGCCTCGTGGCGAACACCTGATGCGTCTTGGCGTGCTGGAACCACGTGTACTGGGCGAGGTTTCTGGTGAGCACGGAGTGGGTCGAGACCTGAGCCGTATGAAGCACGGTTCGTATACCATCCACATACCGCCATATCATAATGGTGTCCGTCATCCTGGCCGTCCTGGTACAAGACCAACATTATAATTCAGGCCGGTCAGCCCTACCCTACCCACCCTTAATTCCTTTTTGAAATTCAAAATTTTCCCATGACCTAAATGAAAAACCTGTAGTGTTCAAATTGTACCAAGGGTCCGTATGGCCTGAACCTCCATAAAGTCAATGGAACTGGGCGAAGCCCGACTCCATTGAGTCTATGAATTTACTGAAAGTCCCTTAGGCCTCTGGAGCCGGGGGCTGACGCCCTGTGGATCACAAGTCCTACGGACTTGGTCTCGGGGGCCAAACGATCGCAAAAGGATCCGACTGAGTCGTGACGTCCCGCAACTGAGCACGGTACTGGACCCACTCGGACTTGTTGGGCACCTCGTAATCGGTCACGCTGCAGGTCCAGTCGGATTCGTAGAGCTTCTGGCGCTGCTGGGCGCGGACGGAGGTCCACTGGGCGTCGAGCTTTGCCTGGACTTTTGCGGGGTCTTCGACGAGGGTCACTGTGTCTGTTTCGGAGTCCTTGACGGCCATGACCACCGTAGGGTCTTCGCATGTGCACTGGACGCCCGGAGAGTCCACCAGAGATGCTCCCGTGGTGAGAAACTGACCCTGAATTTCAAGAGTTTCGGGGTCGATGAGGACGGTCCACGACATTTACTATTTACAACTATAATTCCGCTGATAAATTGAGATTCACACCCGAAGGTATGTCCACGACACCGGTTCCAGCTGCGGTATAACCAACGTCGAGATAACCGCTCATTACACCATAACTCGTAAATGAGATAGAAGCAAGGTTCGTGGGCGTTCCCAGCGCGACCGGCGTCCCTGTAGGTGCGGCCCTCATGGGCGGGAAAGTGATCGGTTGACGGTCGATATTTGACATGTAACGCCTGTACAAAGCCGCTTGCAAGACGGTCTGATAGTACCTCTGACACAGCGCCAGCTGGGTTCCATAAGGAACCACCTCAAAAGGGGTGGCGACCGAGCCTTTCTCGAGCTGGACGCCGGTGTATTGAATATATGTATTCAGGGTCGCCGCCCAGTTATAAACACCGGAATATCTCGTGTTAGTCGATGCGTTCCAGCCTACTGACCCATTTGTATTTCCTAGTGGTGAAAACATTACTTCAATTGCACCGCTACTACCCGTATTGAATACTGTACCGCTAGGGGGTGGAGGGATGGTGAATGTGAGGTACTGCCACGTCCCCGTCGTCGTGAATGGTGCTATGTAAGTAGTACTTATGTTGGTATTTCTTATAGTCATGTTAGATGTACTTCCCGCCGGCATATTTGACCTGTACCAAAAACTCAAGGTGGCGGGAACACCGAAAGAAGTTCCCCAATTGAAGTCTTGAATTGAATACCCTTCAAGAATTGTTTCGGGTTCTATGTAGCTGAAGCTACTACACGCGGTTGTTGCTACAAGATTCAGTGCGTTCCTATAACCGTACTGATAAGGAGTATCTGCTATAGTTAATGTATTTTGACTATACGTGATAACACCTGTTGATATAGAGCTATTAATATAAAATCTGTCTACGAGGTAGGAACTTGTACTCGTCGTGCTCGTCCCCCTCTGCGCGATCCGCATATCCCCATTAATGATCCGGTTCCTAAACATCAACGGATTCCCCGCGCTCAATGTACCCGCGACCACGGCGCTCCCAGCAACCTCCAGGGCCTGGGTCGGTGCGGTGACCCCGAGGCCGAGTCGGCCGTCCGCTGTCACATTCGGGCCCTCGATGGTGCCGTTGAGGGTCCAATCACCAAGTGCCGTATCGGTTACACCAGTCGTTCCAGCTATAGCAAGTATGACCATTCGGTATGTAGTGAATGACTGACTTGCTGAAACCGTGAACGAAAGAGTCTGACCGAGTGACCATGACGTGTACCCAGAACGCGCGTCTGTCAAGTACCAATTAATACCATCCGACGACCCCAAAACTACCCAATTTCGCGGACTCGTGTGGGCTGAACTATCACTTCGTGCAGTTACCGAATAACTCGAAACTTGAATAGATGTCGGAAATTGAACCTGTAGCCAATCCCCATTATAAGAAGTGCCTGTAACATCGACGGTCACATTGGACGCCGTGTAAACACCACCGTTTGCAGCGGTGTTATAAGTGCCTGTTGATGCCCATAATGTACCTGCTGATTTATCAAAAGCTTTCCATGCTGCATACGTTGCACTAACTTCGTTCAAAGCACTCGCCACGTAAGTGCCCTGCCCGTACCCCGCGTTCAAAGTGGTGGCGTAACCAGTCATGGCCGCGGGGGGGGAGGCCAGGGTCAATGGAGCACCATTGACCCCCCCAGAATTCGCCCCGCCGAATTTACTCGTGAGAACTCGGCCGGGCGCCGGGGCGTTGCGTAGGAGCAAAACGGTTCCGTACGGTAGGCCGGCCTGTGTGGTTCCCTGGATGGGTTGCAAAGGGCCCGATGGGACTTGGAAGTTCGTGGTGTAGAGGGCTGCGCCGCGGACGATGCGGAGGTTCGAAAGGTAACCCTTAAACTGACTCGCCAAAACATTATTGGCCATGATGTACATTTGTTGCGGCGATGTGTAAGTGGGAGTCCCTGTTACTGACGAGAACGTATCAGTCAGAACACCGTTCGTGAACAGACGCACGGTCGCCGACGTGAAAGTGGCTGCCACGTGATACCACCCGTTTGTCGCGACACTAGTTGTACCGGACAAATAAGGTGCGCCTGCCATTCCAATCATTTGAACGCGCACCTTTCCAGGTGTACTAATTGTGAGCGAAACAGTTCCGTTATTGAAGATCACACTGTCCGTCGATAAATCTGTAATGTATATCCAGACCTCGAAAGTATAATCCATTGCACCGAAATTGTAGTCGAGTGCAGACGGCGGCGTCCTGATTCCGTACCCTGAACCACCTCCTCCATAGAGCGACCCCTCCCCCGCAAACGGCCCGAAACTCGAGTACTGAACGGTATTCGCGACGGTCGCGGTATTGGACACGACGTACGCAGGCACGTTCAGACCCGAGCTCGAAAAGTCCTGCGGCACGTACTTGTCCCCAGAGATTCCAGTGAGCGACGCGGTCTGCGCGCCGTAGCTCAACGTGACTGGCTGGGCGATGGTCAGGGGCTGGGCGGTGTCGGCGGTGCCGTAGAGTACGAGATCGAGTATAGTGGCGCACTGATAAGTGGAATTGCCTGAAATTTGGTTCGTCACGACCCTGTAGTATGAATAAGCCTGCGTGGAGTTGACGGAAAACGAAGAAAACCCCGTCACTGTAAAAAGAATGGTCGTCTTTTGAGAATCCACGAGGAACCAGTTGACGCCATCGCGGCTGCCTAACACAACCCACTTTCCAGGCATCTGGTTGGAACCACTGGCTCCATAAATCGAATAGCTCGAAACCGTTACGGAACTGGGGAGCTGAATCTGAAGCCATTCACCCGGATAAACCGAACCATTGACGTCAGTGGTAGTGACCGTCCCTGTGTACGAGTAAGGAGCCGATGTTGAATACAAAGGCTGTCCTGAAGACCACTGATAGGACGGGTTCTTATCAAACGCTTGCCAAGCTCCGAAAAGAGTGGCATTGAATTCACTCGAGTCGCTCGCCACATACGTCCCGCCGTTGATCGAGGTGACGTACCCCGTCATGGCGGCAGGAGGCCAAGGGGCCACATTGGAACTTTGGCCCATCTTTGTGATGTTGACGCGCCCGTCGCCCGCGATGCTCAGTGCCGGCGTGCCGTTGACGTCGCCGATCTCGATGGGGGCGTTGGTCGTGGCGGTGGTCAAGGCGCTGTAGGCGTTCAGGATCTCCACGTTGCTCAAGGCGCGGTTGTAGATGGCGAAGGTATTAGCGGAAGCCGAAGCCCAGTACGTCTTGGAAATTTCAGTCCCTAGAGCGGTCCAGGACGACGTGAAGTCGGCAATCGCAGGTGAAGGCGTCTGGCTGCTCTGACAGTTGAACAGACCGTTGATCCATATATCCGCAAGGCCCGTCGAGGGGTTCCACCGGCAAGCAACCACGTAGGACGTCCCCTGGTTCATCACACCGACTGCAGTTGTCGCCTGAGGGTTAGTTGATGCGGGAGGGGGAGCGTTCACATAAAAGTAGTATTGGTTTCCTGTTCCGGCGCGCGCAAACCCTAAAGCGTATGCATAGGAAGGAGAGGCGCCGGCAACGCCAATATCAAATATGCGCTCGTAGTTTCCGACAGTCCCGTTCCACGTGTACCGGAACACGGCCGTGAACCCCCTCGTGGCGATGTTGAACGTCTGCGGCCCGAAGTTCATGAATTGCTTGAGACCTCGGTCGAACGTGAGCGCGCCGTTTTGGGTGGTGGGGCTCGACTGGCCTACTCTCAGCAAAAATTGCGTGACGCCCGGGCTCGTCGTGGAACTCAAGGGGGCTGAAGGGACCGTGAAGGTGGCCAAGGAGCCCGTGGAGCCCGTGTAGACGGGCGTGCCGGTCGTGAGGCGGAGGTCGGCGACGTAGGCGTTACACGCTACGGAATTCATTTGCCCCATTGTCAAGGGCCAAGAGAGCACGGTTGGCGTCCCCTGAACAGTTTCGAAGTTCGTGGTTCCTGTGAGAGTTCCACTACGGTTCGTGACGACTGTGGTCTGAACGCCGTTCACGAATATGAAGATTTGACCAGCCGTCGAGCACGTCGCGGCGATATGGTTCCAGGTATTCGCGCTTAGCTGGGTCGTGCTCATCACGGTTTGTAGAGATCCGGTATAGTAGTAAAAATTCACATACCCCGTAGTATTGGCACCGAAGGACCAGTAATTACCACCGCTATCGAACCGCATCATACCGAAAAGTGTAGGTTGGGGATTTGTACCTGATAGAGTACTCGCCCCCGTGAACGTCGGGTAGTTTACCCAGGCCTCGATGGTCATACCCGTCGTGGCCCATGCGATCGTAGAGTTCGAGTACGTTGCCGTATTCTGCAAGTAATTACCCGCCGTCCCGTTAAAGTACACGGACCCCTCCTTATAAAGGTCCGCAAAAGGCGACTGAGTCACGGCCGGCACGGACCCCGTGGTCGTGACGCCCAGTGAATTGACGCCCGACTCCACGATCGCGTACGACCCAAGGTTCTGATTCGCCGGCTGGACCTTTGTCCCGCTCGCGAAGATCATGGCGTCTGAAGGAAGGGCGTGGGCCCTGACGCTGTCCAAGGACTGCACCTGGCCCGTCACGACCTGACTGGCCGAGACGAGAGAGGTCATCGCGTTCTACTAGGTGCCGAGGAGAAAAACTTGTTAGATCTTAGTATCAAGATGACCTCTTATCCGTTGTTCCGTCTCGAGTCCCTGGCCACCATGCCCAACGTGACCGCCAAGGACATTCGCAACTACTTTCGCCTGGCCAACAAGTCGACCCCCGAGGCGAACGCCTTCAGGCGGCGTATGGGCCGGCTCTTGGGCTTCCCGACAAACGTCACGCCGACGTGGGCCGCCATAAGGCTTCAGGCGGGTTTCGCACCCTTTGACAGGAACATCGCAACCTTCACGGAACGTCTTTACGGGACCGGTGGCCGGGGCCATCGGAACTCACAGGGTTCGACTCGGTGGCCAGAGGGACCCCGCTACACTTATTTCAGTGGACCCGTGGTCCAGCGCCATCACAACATGACCCCGTGGGCCAGAATATTCAAGGCTGCCCCGGAACTCCGCAAGCGCGCGGGGATGATCGCCTACGGCCTGACCCTCCCGCCCCACAACGCCAACGGCCCCCAGGGTCGCATCCCGCTCAACAGAAACATGGCCAAGATGATCGCTGAATTTGTGCGGAAGCTCGAACTCAACAACGTCCGGCGCTCGCCGCGATCACCGGTCCCGGGGGCGCTTCGGGCCGCGTCACCTCCACGGGCGGCGTCACCTCGTCGGACCCCCTCCCCTTCACGGCGTCGGAGCGTGAGAACTCGGTCGGCGGCAAGACGGTGAAGGGGTTATTTTAGAGGCTCTGTGGTGGGTGGACGATGCCGGATATGGGCGCTATGATGTATCCTCGTGCCTCTAGTTCTTGTGTGACTTCCGCCTTGCTCACGTATAGGCCACCGGGCATCAAATTTTCGATGTCAAGTATGATTTTTTCAAGGTGGACTGGTCTATCAAGTTTCAAGTTGCCCACGTGTTTCTCCACGTCCGTCTTGACGTCCAGGCCGATCACAAATGGTTGGGTAACATGGGCACCACCTCGCCATATACGCGCATCGCTGCGAACCTCCACGTCGTGTTGTGAAAAAACACCCTTGTAAAAGTCTTCATTGAACCTCAATAGACCTATTTCATTACGTTGGCACCATTCACGGAAATAACTTACAAAGATTTTCAGAGGGCATGATCTCGACGGATCTAAAATAACTTCATTGGACTGAATGAATCTTTTTAGGGGGTGCTTCTCAAGTCGCGTGGCGGGCTTCACGCTCGTCACCCCGTGTATGATGTCCACCATGCGATTCTCGTCACCAGTGAAGTACTCGTTGCCCCTGATGTGTTTCACAAACTCGCTCCTGAACATCCCGATAATCTCTCCTTCGATGGACACGACGTCGCCCTGGACCTTGCGGACGTAAACGATCTGACTGTCGGGTGGGTAGCTCTTGAGCCTCTTCAGGTGCGTCCCGTAGTCCTGCTGCGTACGACCCACCTTGTACACACCGTCCGCCATCATGATCAGGTAGATGTAGCCGGGCATCCCTTACCCTGGCCTGAGAAAAGAAATTTGGCCTGGGGCTCCAGACCCTGACCCGAATTCACAAATGCGTGGGACCCTCCACACATTTGTGAATTTTTAATTATTGTTTTTACTTTTTGACATGAGTTTGGAGAGAAAATGCCCAACGAAATTTCTCAAGGAGCCTCATAGACCCCGGCGGCTATGTTGAGATCACGGGTCGCCTTGCGCTTGCCCGGGAACCTGCCGAAGAAGTCCTTGAGGAACGTGCGGACAGCCTGAAAGTACTCGCACCGCTTGGACATGTCGCCGGTCCACACGTTGTTGTCGAGGTCCACGAGGGTCGTGCGCCACATCCAATCCTTGAACTCGGCGTACCGGGCCCAGTCCTTGAGCAGCGGCAAGACCTGATTATGGACCACGAGGCACACGAGCTCCGTGAGCCCATCGAGGTTCACACGTTTGAGACCCTTCGCCTCCTCTTGGTTGATCCAGACGATGAGTTGCTCCTTGTGGAGGTTCGGCCAGACTATGCACTGGTTCGGGATTCGGCTGAAAACCTGCCTGAGAAGTTCGGGGACCACGGCAGTCATGTGGCCTTTGGCGGGTGGCACGAGCCCCTGGAGATCCATCTCACCGAGCCGGTGTCTGAAAACCTCTGGGACGGGCTTGGCCTCCCTGACGTACTTGGCGGCCTCGGGGCGGTCACACGGGTTGTGCCGAGCGTCGTGACGGGTCTTGGCTATCTTCCACGACGGGCCCTTGAAGAGAACCCCACAACGTTCACACCGATGCTCCATCTACCATGGCCTGAGAAATTTCTTCTGGGGCTGGAACGGGCACGAGGTCCTTGAGGATTTCTTCACGGGTGATTTTCCCACTGGCCAAGAGCCCGAGTTTGCCCTGGGTGTCGGCCTCGATGTGTGCCCGGCACAGGGTCCGGCCTCCCCACCGGAGTTCACTGCATCCTTGGATCACACACTCCATTTCTAAAATACAATTCTCTTTTTTAAGACTGAGTTTGGAGAGAAAATGCCCGATGAAATTTCTTAATCCGTGTCCGGGTCCACGTAAGCATCGGGCCTCCCTGCAATGACCTGGGGGCCTGACGGGCCGTCGGGGTCCGTTCCTGCTGGCACGAAGTTCATTTTTAAAATTAAAGTTTTTCTTTTTAAGATGAGTTTGGGAGGAAATTGCCTCTTGAAATTTCTTAAAGGTCCATAAAGTCAAGGGAACCCGCGCGAAGCGCCACCCCCTTGAGTCTATGAATTTTCAAGCCTCCACGCTGTGGGTTTCATTGGGTCTATGGGTCTACTGACCCCGGTGAAACAAAATTAAGCCTCCTGAACCGGCTCAGCCTCTGGGACGACCTCCGCCTCTGGCACGGGCTCAGCCTCGGGGACGGGCTCGGCCTCTGGCACGGGCTCAGCCTCGGGGACGGGCTCGGCCTCTGGCACGGGCTCAGACTCCACGACGGGCTCAGACTCCACGACGGGCTCAGACTCCACGACGGGCTCAGCCTCTGGGACGGGCTCGACCTCCGCGTGAGTCAAGAGGCTGGAGAGTCTGGAGCCGGTGACGGGGGTCGGCGGGATCTGGGTGGGGTCCAGGGGCCACTCTACCTGCGTAGGGTCCGTGACCTCGTCCGGCAGATCACGGAGCTCCTGACGGTACGCGGCCCACGCATCCTTCTTCTCCTGTGAGAGGTGCGCGTCGGCCAGCTGGGTCCAGTCAGAGGCGGCCAAACGTCGATTCCTCTCGGCTCTCAGTTGAGTCCAAGCGGTGTCGAGTTTGGCCTGAACCTTCAGAGGGTCCTCGACGAGCGTGACGGAGCCGTCTTCGCCCTGCACGCCCTTGACAGCGTCCCATGTGAGACCTTCTGGGACGGGAAGATGCGCGGACGCTTGGGGGTTTCCGTTCTCTCCACCAAACATACCATAGTCTGGTGCATCTGCATCATAGTATGCATTCACTGAGAGGTTCGAAAGGTGAACAATAACGTACGTGTTCATTTACTTTGATAGAGTATTAAAGTTCGGCGTTGAATGCGACATAGGTGCCAGCTCCAGCACCCATTACCAATGCACCAGCCTGTCCCTGCGTCCCCGTCGACACCTGTGTGGCTGTTAACAACAATTCGCGATTAGTGGATTTCGTCGTCTGTAATGCAGGGGATGTCAAATTGCCAGGGCCACCAACAACTGCATCCCAATCAAATTGAAGTACGCATGTATTTGAAAATGTTGGTTGAGCGCGCATATTAACTGGAAGAGTAATACACGCAGCGGACAGGGTTGTGTTTCTCATATGAATAGTGCCAATGGCAGGGTATTGCCCTGCTCCCGATGCTGTCTGTGTGATCTGATAATAGTACCTCTGACACAGCGCCAACTCCTGAGCGTAATTTCTGAACTCGAACGGCGTCGCGACCGTGCCCTTCTCGAGCTGGACGCCTGTGATCTCGATGTAGTTACCCGCCTGTGCCGACCAATATGTACATCCTGGAGCGAACGGCTGATTTACGGCACTCCACGCGTTTACCGTCGTGCCTGTGGATCCACTGACTACCGCTATGTCAAGTACAAGTGCACCTGACGTGGAACTCGCAAACCCAACGCCATTTGGCGGAGGAGGAACGGTGGCCGTGACGTATTGCCAAGTTCCGGAACCTGTGGTCGTGAACGTAGTGACGTATGTGTTCGGTGTAGGTTGCGTCCGAAGCGTGATGGGTATTAGCGAACCGGTGGAGAGATTGCTACGGAACCAGAAACTAATAGTTACAGGGGCGCCGAACGATGTTCCCCAATTCAAGTCGGCGACGTTATATCCTTCAATTACTTGCTGAAGGGCGTTTTGATCAACGGTCGTGACGCCGCCCTGTGGACCCACGGTCATGGTCGTTCTCTGAGAGTATCTGAACCCGTACTGGTAAGGTGTGTCCGATGCGGTCAGAGTCTGTTGAGTCACCGTCTGAACGCCACCTGTACTCCCGAGGTACGTCTTCCACCTGTCTAATGTATAAGTGGGTGGGGTCGTCACCACTGCACTCGTCCCCCTCTGCGCGATCCTCATGTCGCCGTTGATGATCCGATTCCTGAAAGACCCGAGGCCAGCGCCTCCACTGATCGTGCCCGAGACGACGAGATCGCCGGCCACCTCCAAAGCGCGCTGAGGATTGGCGATGCCGACGCCCACCTTGGCATCGGACGTGATGCAGAGGGACTCTTCGGTGCCGTTGAGGGTCCAGTCGCCGATGGCAGTATATCCAGAGCCGCCGCTGGGCGAATTAACCTGATTGACAACAATACGGTAATAATTGTATGCCTGAGTAGCGGATACTGTGAATGTCGACGCAGTCAGTGCAGTCCACGATGACACACCTGAACGCGCATCCACGAGTGTCCAGTTGATTCCATCACGCGAACCGAGAAGCCACCATTTGCCTGGCATTTGTCCAACTGTGATCGCTGCCGAAGACGCACCGTAGATGACGTACGAAGAAAGAAGGACCGAAACAGGCATTTGGAGTTGAACCCACTCACCTGGGTACGAGTTGCCGAGAGTATCGACGGTCGTGAAGTTTCCATAATACCCGTAAGGACTTGTGGCCGAGTAAGCCGTAGCGTTTTCAGACCAAGCGTTAGCTGGATTCTTATCAAATGAATACCACGCTGGATACGGAGCCGGGGGTCCTGTGTACTCACTTGACGCACTCACCACATACTTCCCCTGCCCGTACGTCACGGACGCGTTCGAAGTTGTATCGAGCAAATAGGAGCTCATGGGCGCCGGGGGGAAGGAATAGATATTCCTTCCCGCACCGATCGACGTGGAGCCTAGGCCGCGGCCTTGGACCTCCAAGGTCGTGCCGACTTGACCGGCCAGGGACTTGAGGAGGAGCAGAGTGCTAGAGTCGGTGGAGAACGGCGCGGTCGGAACAACATACGTTGTCCCTGAATACCGCGCCACGTTAGAGACGCGGACGTCGGCGAGGTTGCCGTTGAGGTAATTGCCCGCGACGGAGTTGTACCCGAAATGGGTCGAGTATGTGGGGACAAAGGCTTGCGTTCCCGTGACGGTCGTGCTGATATTTGCAGTTCCGATGGTATTGGACGAAACGTAGATGTTCGAGCGGACCCCGTCGTACGTGACGGCGACGTGGGTCCAGGTGTTGACGGGAACGGTCGCGAGGGTCGGACCGACCGTAGACGCGCCGTAATAGAAATTAACCTGGCCCGATGCGTTGACGTTCGACGAAAAGTCGAAACCGGACGCGAGGTTACTACGCTCGAAGAGTTGACACGGAACGCTGGTAGCATAAACCCACCCCTCAATAGTCCAGTTTGAAGCCCAGATGTTGGTCGTGAGCACCGAAGACGCCGCGTTGCCGTAATCGATGTACCCGGTGCCGTCGAAACGGATCGAGTCGAGTTGGGGGTACGTGGTCGAGTACGGGCTGAAGAGGTTCGAGGTGACGCCACCGATGGGGGTGGGCACGGCGCCAAAGGACCCTGATTGGAGCGCCAGCGGAGTGACGTCCTGGATGCTTGGGTACGTGGGCAGAGGGTACTGGGAGTCGAGTTGCCATGCGATCGTCGCACCCGACGGGAGGGTCTGATTGAAGTTGGGACTGGGTGTGAAGTTGCCCGAGGAGTAGACGTTGCCGTTGGTTCCCGTGGTGCCGAGAACGATACGGGCCTTTGCTATCGTGAAATTAGGACCTATACTGTTATTATATTGTCCGATGCTGATTGGACTATTTGTATTGATTACTGGAACCGTCACAACAGCCGGAGCAATCGTTCCGCTCCCCGCTGGTGAATAAGTTCCGGTGAGTACCTGGAATGTTCCATTCACTGCGCAGTAAACATTCGAACCGTTACACTGAACCATGACGTGTGTCCACTGACCCGTCTGAATGATGTTGTTTGCAGTGTACACAGTTGGATAGGCAACAGGGGTCGTGTTATTTACATAAAATGACAAGGCGCCTCCGGTCGTCGCTCCGAACAGCCAGTCAGCCGGATTATTGTTAGAAAACATCTTGGAAAGCATGAACGGATAATACCGAGACGACCCGGCGTCACCGGCAGCGTTCGCAAACGACGCGTAATTCACCCACGCCTCGATAGTGAATCCCAGTGTGGAAATTGTCGTGTTCAGAGCCGCGACATTCTGCGAGTAATAACTTCCTACCGTCCCCGGCAAGGTCAAGCAAGGTCCATAGGGCGAGGTCGAGGCGCCCGGGAAGTACTGGGATTGGAGACTGAGAGCGACGTTCGCCGATCCACCGGTGCTCATACCCGTGACATAAGACGGGGCCGTGAGGCCAAAGGCGGCAGGGGACCCAGGAACCGTACCGGTAAATGAAGCCGTAGGGACGATTGAACCACGGAGAACACGCACGTCGTAGATGTAGCCACCGAATTCCCAACCTGTAAAAGCGCTTCCTCCTATATACACTGAATGTGTTGTGTTGTATCTAGTGGTTCCTGATAGCGCTCCACTTGATGCAGCCGTACCGTTTTTGAACACAGTGACGACCTTGGAAGCGCCCGTCGCGTTAAACGAAAAGGCAATGTGTGTCCAGGTTCCGTTAATAAGGTTGGTTGCTGAAACTGCTGAAACTGCAGTACCCGTAGAATTAGTCTCATAGGCCACTATTTGCCCGGTCGAGTTTATATATAAACCACTTTCGTCAGAGGCGACATTAGATACGCTAAATATACCCTGGGTTGCTCCTGTATTTGCTGTGATATAGACCCAGGCCTCGACGAAAATGTTCGAAGAAGTGGTGTTTACGTGAGCCGAATGAAATGGAGTCAAGTTTGAGTAAGATGTCGCGGTTTTTGGCAAACTCAAAGCCGGACCATACCCACCCACACCCGTCGCACTCACAGCCGCCGCATTACTCAAGTAATTCTGGATCAAATTTGTGGTGGTGGTCAGAGGCACGCGTCCCGTGACGTACTGCGTCACGTCCAAAGAGCCGGTCGGAACCCTCTTCCCAGAAACGTACGCAGACCCCGAAACGTCCGAAGTCACAGTCACATTGCCGACGAACGAGGTGTTTCCGTTGACCGTGAAGGTCTCGGTCAACAACGAAGGGTTGACGCCCCCGATGCCCACGGCGCCGCCCGTGTAATACACAGAGGAACCCTGTTGGCTCCAGGGGTTGGTCGAGGGCGAGACGTACGAGCCGACGGGCTTGAGGGATACAAAGGTCGAGACGTTCGAAAGAGCGACGGTCGACTGAGTTCCAGGGAAGATGACATCCACATAGTAATACTTGGAGGTGTCGGTGATGTTCAGGGGCATGGTCACGATAGTCGTGGGGTCCTGCGTGTACATGGGTGCGTACTGGTAGATGTACGGGCCCTGTGCCAGGGGAGCAGCATCAGCTGCGAGCGAGCCCACGCCAAACATCAAGGGGGTCACGGACGGGTTCAGACACATGGAAACCTCGTAAATTCCCACCTGACTGATCTGAAAGTTGCCACCCGATGTCACGTTCAGGACCGTGCTCACGCCATTGACCGTCCAGCCGTTCGAGGAGGTCATGGCCAGGCGGAAGGTGTTCGAGGTGATGGGGCTCGAGAGGGTCGTGGTCCCGTAGCAATTCATCAAAAGGCCCGAGGCGACGCCCGTCGCGCTGGTCAGGTAGTTGCCGAAGGGGCCGACCTGCACGTACGTGCCGTAGTTCGAGCCCGCGGCGGTCGTGCTGCGGGTCGGGTACAGGGTCGACGGAGTACCTGCTGTGGTACTGAAGAAGACGTCCAGATAGTAATACTGCGAGGTGTCCTGAACGGTCAGAGGGATCGTGATCACCGTACTGGGCGAGGAACCCACTGGAAAGTTGTAGACGTAGTCGTAGCCTGAGATGGCGCTCGTGGGCAAGGCTGCGAAGGAGCTCGAAGAGGTCTTGCCAAAGGCCAGCTTCACGATGGGTTGGTCACCGACTATGACGCAGGTCACCTGGTAGAGGCCACCGGTCGCAAACTTGAGCATGCCGGTGCCGGCGCTGAACGCCGAGACGGATTGGGTCGCTTCAGGGTTGAAATATGTCGGTGAAAGATTGATGTGGTACCCTGCAATTCCAGGGCCAGCGGATCCCGTGGCGAAGGACGAGCCGAGTGAGTAGGGGCTAGCCAGGGAATAGAGGATACCCTGTGACGTGCCTGAACCAGAGCCGACCGAGCCACCCAGTGAGAAGATGTTGCCCTGGACGACCAAGTTGCCCGTCAGGTACACGTTTCCGTAGCCCGTATTGGTCGAGAGGTTCGACGACATGATGATGTTCGACGCGTAGAGGTTCGAGCGGACCGTGACGTTGGCCACGTTCGCATCGCCCGTGACGTTCAGCGAGGCGATATTTGCCGTTGCTATGTTGCCCGTGATGATGTTGGCGCTCGAGAGGTACGCCGTGCTCGAGACGTTCAGGAAGGTGACGTTGGCCTGCGTGCTGACGTTCAGACTCGTGACGTTGGCCGTGAGGACGTTTGCGTTCGAGAGAAAGGCGCTCGAAGAGACGTTCAGATAGGTGACATTTGCCTGCGTGCTGACGTTCAGACTCGTGACGTTGGCCGTGAGGACGTTTGCGTTCGAGAGAAAGGCGCTCGAAGAGACGTTCAGATAGGTGACGTTGGCCTGCGTACTAACGTTTAGACTCGTGATATTTGCAGTGGCTAGGTTGGACTGGAAAAGAGTCGCCAGGCCCGAAACGTTCAGAGTCGTGACATTTCCGGTGGTGACGTTGGCCGACCAGATATTTGCCGTGATGATGTTCGCGTTAGAAATAAAGGCGCTCGACGAGACGTTGAGGAAGGTGACGTTGGCCTGGGTGCTTACGTTCAAGGACGCGACGTTGACCGTGGGGGCGTTGACGTTGCTCGAGGCGGTGAGGACGGTGACCGAGGCGACGTTCTGACCCACGAGCGCGCCGTAGAAACCCGTGGTTGCAATGGCCGTCGCAGCGTTGGACACGGGCGTGGTGACTATCGGTGCGTAGACGTTCGTGCTCGCCGTCAGAGCACTCACGGCCGCCACGTTCGCACCGGCCAGCACGCCATAAAAGGCTGACGATGTGGAGACGGCCCCTGTGATGCTGACGCCCTGAGCAAACGTCACGGGCCCTGCAAAACTTGAAGTACCCGTGCCGTTCACGGCCGCATTGCCGACCGTGACGACATCGCCAAAATTGGTGATGATCGGCATTACATTTTACAGAGAGTTTTTTTCCGTTCACCGGGCCCGTAGGGCCCGCTGGAAAACACTCTGTGAACTCCCTGGATCTAAAAAGATTCAAATGAGTTTTTTTAAAAAGAATCATTTGAATGTTTTGGTCTCTTCAATTCATTTGAATGTTTTTTGGTCTCTGGACCGTCTCCATCACGAGTACTCCGTACTCGGTCTCTAGAGCGGCCGCAGAGTTACGTAGGAACCCGTGTACCCTTCGGCCGTCACGTTCGTGTAAGCAGTCTTGTGGATATTCTCACCAGTCTTCTGCATGGACTCAAAGTCGACATAGTAGTACTTGGACGTGGAGTCGACATAGAACGGGATCTGGATGGGCACGGATGGGTCCTGGCCCACGCTTATGCGGTAGCAGTAGAGCCAGACGCCCGGGTCTGCGAGGTTAGAGTGAACGTCTGACGTGTTGGAGCTCAGGGCGACCGTCTTGATGTTTCGGTCCGCGCACAGAACGATGGTGAACTGGTACGCCCCCAACTGGTTGAAGCGGAAGCCGCCGTTGGCTGTCGGCCCCACGATCAAGGGGTTGGACCCGTAGGTTGTCCACGACGCCACGGGGTTCGGGCCGAAGAGTGTGAAGAGGTTGGAGGTGATCGAGCCCGCGATGTTGCCGGTCCAGTTGCCGGTAGAATTCAGGGTGTAACTCGCGTTCAGATTCATGAAGAGGCCGGAGGACACCGGGATCACACCCCCAGTCGCCACGCTGGCCACGTTGAGGGTCTGGAGGTTCGAGGTTCCCGAGACGGTCAGCCCCGTGAGAGTCCCCACGCTCGTGATGTTGGTCTGGGCCGTCTGGAGTTGCGAAGCAGCGAGCGCCCCGAACGCCACGTTGCTGGCGTTGATGTTACTCAAGGTGTTGCCGCCTCCTATGAAGTAAGGGGCCGTGACGTTCCCTGTGGCGTAGAGGCCAGTCAACGTGCCGACCTGTGTGATGTTGGGCTGGAGGGGCTGCGAGACGACCAGAGCGACATTCGCGTTGGCCACGTTCCCTACGAGAACCGCGCTCTGAATATTACTGAGGGCGTTACCCTGTCCGCTAAAGAAAGAGGCCGTGACGTTCCCACTGGAAAAGAGGCCCGTGAGGGTGCCGACCTGTGTGATGTTTGGTTGGAGGGGCTGACTGACCACGAGGGCGATGTTTGCCTGGGCGACGTTGCCCGTGATGGACGCGGCCGTCAGGTTCGCGATCCCAGAGCCGTTCGACGCGCTTAAGAGGCCGTTGACCGTGAGCCCGGTCAGGGTGCCCAGTGACGTCACGTTGGGCTGGGCCGGCTGACTCACAACGAGGGCCACATTGGCCGACGCGACATTTCCCACAAGGACCGCGCTCTGGATATTGCTCAGCGCATTACCCTGGCCGCTGAAGAACGAGGCCGTGACGTTTCCGCTTGAATAAAGGCCCACAAGTGTACCGACCTGTGTGACGTTGGGCTGGAGGGGCTGGGTGACCACGAGGGCCGTGTTGGCCGACGCCACATTTCCCACGAGTACGGAACTCAATACGTTCGTAAGCGCATTACCCTGACCGCTAAAGAACGAGGCGGTCACGTTTCCACTCGCATAGAGACCCACGAGCGTCCCCACCTGTGTGACATTGGGCTGGAAGGGCTGTGAGACGACGAGGGCGATGTTCGCCTGTGCGACGTTGCCCGTGATGGAGGCGGCCGTCAGGTTCGCGATCCCAGAGCCGTTCGACGCGCTTAGGAGGCCGTTGACCGTGAGGCCCGTGAGCGTGCCCAGGGAGGTCACGTTGGGCTGGGCCGGCTGACTGACCACGAGGGCGATGTTTGCCTGTGCGACATTGCCCGTGATGGAGGCGGCCGTCAGGTTGGCGATCCCTGAGCCGTTGCTCGCGCTCAGAAGTCCATTGACCGTGAGGCCCGTGAGCGTCCCCAAAGACGTGATGTTGGGTTGAGCCGGTTGGGTGACGACCAGGGCCGTGTTTGCCGAGGCGACATTACCCACGAGGGTCGCGCTCTGAATATTGCTCAGCGCGTTCCCACCGCCAATAAAGAAGCGGGCCGTGACGTTCCCACTTGCGTAGAGGCCCACGAGCGTCCCCACCTGTGTGACGTTGGGCTGGAAGGGCTGGCTCACGACGAGGGCGATGTTCGCTTGTGCGACGTTTCCGGTGATGGAGGCGGCCGTCAGGTTCGCGATCCCTGAGCCGTTTGAGGCGCTCAGAAGTCCACTGACCGTGAGGCCCGTCAGAGTGCCCAGCGACGTCACATTGGGCTGGGCCGCGGTGACCAGCGAGCCCGCCAAGGTCAGGACGTTGGCCACGGTCGCGACGTTCAGAGTCGTGCATGCGACAAAGGGCACGGTCAAAGTGTCGAAATTGAACACGGTATTTGTCGCGTTGGACGTGAACCCGGCCGTGAATATATTGGTCGTCGTGACGGCATTGGCCGCAAACACGTTCCCAGACACGTTGAGAGACGTGAGGGTCCCTAGGCTCGTGATATTGGGCTGGGCGGGCTGGCTCACGACGAGGGCCACATTGGCTGAAGCGACGTTCCCGACAAGAGCCGCACTTTGAATATTACTCAGTGCATTACCCTGACCGCTAAAGAACGAGGCGGTAACATTACCACTCGCATAGAGGCCCACGAGGGTCCCCACCTGCGTGACGTTGGGCTGGAAGGGCTGACTCACAACCAGGGCGACATTGGCGTTGGCCACATTGCCCACGAGGGACGCGCTCTGAATATTACTAAGCGCGTTACCCTGCCCGCTAAAGTACGTGGCCGTCACGTTACCGGACGAGTACAAACCCACGAGGGTCCCCACCTGCGTGACGTTGGGCTGGAAGGGTTGGGTGACGACCAGGGCCGTGTTAGCCGAGGCCACATTACCCACAAGGCTGGCGCTCGTGACGTTCGAGAGCGCATTGCCGCCGCCCACAAAGAAGGGGGCCGAGACGTTTCCACTCGCATAGAGGCCCACGAGGGTGCCCACCTGTGTGACGTTGGGCTGGAAGGGCTGAGTGACGACCAGAGCGACATTCGCGTTGGCCACATTGCCCACGAGGCTGGCGCTCTGCACGTTTGAGAGCGCATTGCCTCCGCCCACAAAGAAGGGGGCCGAGACGTTCCCACTCGCGTAAAGGCCCACGAGGGTCCCCACCTGTGTGACGTTGGGCTGGAAGGGTTGCGAGACCACGAGCGCCACGTTGGCCTGTGCCACATTTCCAACTAAATTTGAAGAGTTGATGTTTGAAATTCCAGAACCGTTTCCGTTGATGACGCCTGTGACCACCAGGGATGCGAGGTTGGCGGAGGTCAGGACGGTCAGGTTCGACGCGAGTAAATTGGAGACGGCCGCGTTGGATGCGTTGAGGACCCCCGTGTTCGAGGTGTTGGTCTTGAGAAGGTTGAAGAAGGCGGTGTTGGCACCGAGTCCACCCGTGATGTTGGCCGTCGTGAACCACCCCGTGAAAATATTGGCCGTGCCCGAGACGTTGAGGGAGGTCAGGGTGCCCAGGCTCGTGACGTTGGTCTGGGCCGCTGAGAGTTGGAGGGCGGTCACGGGTCCCACGAGGCTGATGGTCGGGAGATTGGTCAGGCCAGATCCGTTGCCCGTGAAGAGCTGGGACGTGACGGCATCTATGAGGGCCCCCTGAGTGACGGTCAGAGCGTATCCCGGGCTGCTCGTGGTGTGGATGCCCACGTTGCCCTCGGGGTCTATGACCATGGCCAAGGTCTGAAAGTCCCAAAACTCGGCGACATTGTGCGTGTGGCCGGGCCCGCCACCCTCGGACTGCGTGACCCGTAGGGCCGTAGCCGTGCCGGCATTGTTGATCGTCAAGGCGTTTGTGGTTTGTGTGTTGGTCGCCGTGATTGTAAAGTTGCCCGTGACGACGAGATTGGCGACGGCCACATTTCCGAACGCCGCGTAGCCCTTGACGGCGACGATATTCCCTGTGTGGGTCGTGTCCCCCCTGACCACCAGGTCTTGGGTCGACGTGCTCGTGAACACGTTGAGGGCTCCAGCTACGTTGGAGTATCCCATCTAGTAAAAGACGGAGAAAAGAAAACATTGATTTCTTTCAGGGAAATGAGCTTTGCGAATAGCGGCTCGGGCAACAAGACCAGTCACACGAAAACCCCTATACAACCTGGATACGTATACGAGCCATATAACAATTATACCGTGATAGGAAACCCTGACGTCAAGGTCCTGAATTCATCAAATCCCGATCCTAGAATATATGTAGACCCTGCTTCGGCTCAGTACAGCCAGTGGTCTGCCGACGCCAATCTGCTAACAGAGTGGAACCAGATGCCGTTTAAATACTATATATTAATCAGTCCTCTCTTTACTAGCACCGCGACGGATGGCCTGCGATTTCCGGTATACGTGCCCACCACAACGACATATGACATTCAGGTGCTCGTGTATGGCGCCGGGGGGAATACGGACTCGTGTTTTATTGGCATGGATGGACAAGCCGGTGTTCAATTTGGCGCGGCGAGTTTGGTTTGGCGAACTGGTCTGGCGGCCAAAAGTTTGACGGCCGGCAATCACACACTCGAACTTTACCAGAGAGAGCCCATGGGGATCGGTGGAATTCGTATAGTCCCCACGAGTGGGACGGCTCCTACTCTCAACGCATTTAGACAGAACTTGGGAGGGTCGCCCGTGTTGTCCAGACTTTCGGTCGGCACCGCAGTCGGCGCGTTCAGTCTTCGGGCGGTCAATGGAACTTCGGTGAGGGCCATTCAGGTCAGGCGTCAAAGCGACAGCGCTACTCAGGACTTTTGGGCCGATAGGCTCGGGAACCTCTTGACGGCTCCAGTGACTGGTCAGACGCTCCAGAATTGGCTGGGTGGATCTGCCGGTAATGTCGCGACGTGGTACGACCAGTCCGGCAACGGGCGCCACGCCACGGGAACGCAGGCCACCATCACACCAACATCAAACGTGAATCTACAATGGGCCATCAACCCGACAAACGGCGGGCTCTCCGTGGCGGGCGGGGCGTTCCTGAACGGCACAGACTTCACCATAATCTGTACGACCAAGCGTCTAGGGACCCAGGGCAATGATGGCGTCTATGGGTACGGCGCCAACTCCTCGTGGGTCTCACAGGCATCAGTACCCACGACATACGGCAACAACACACGCTTCGCCCTCGTCATGCCCAATGCAGGTTCGACGTCCGTGACGTTCAACGACTCTTCTTTTTCGGCCGCATTTTCCTCAAATGCAAACGTCGTTCCATCCTCTTTCGTCGCGGCGACCGAGCCCGCCGTCTACACGGCAGTCACATTGACCGGGGCCCAACAACGCATGTACATCAACGGGACGGCCAACGGCCTGCCCATCTCGACACTGACGCAGGTGACGGCCAATGCGTCGACCGGTTTCACCATAGGAGCCGTGAATTACTACGGAAATTTCCTTGGAGAGATCGGCGAACTAATAATTTTTAATAGAGCTCTGTCTCCTGCGGACATCTTGACGCTACGCCCTTGATGGCCACTTCAAAAAGTTGTTTAATGTGCGGAAACCCACGGTACTCGTTGAGTGTGGCGAGGAGCCCGAGGCGTATGTCCTCGAGGTTCTGATTCTCCTGATCGAGCAACGTCAAGATGTAGGCCTGGTTCTCTGGGGTCGTCATATTAAGAACTCAGTAAATTTCAGCGTCAGCCTGCCACACGAACTGAGCCTCGTCAATTTTGTTCGAACCCGATCCCTGAGCGAAATTGAACGTGAATCCGTACTGTGATGGCGTGTAGCTCGTGATGGCCGTGTTTGCGTATGAGCCACCGTTTGTGATCGACGTGAAATTACTCACATTTGTATTCGCCATCATATTTGAAGAGGTCGTGTAGACCGTGACGTTTGCATCGTTTCGTTTAGACACGACAAAAGGAACTGAAGCTATGCGTCCAGATAACAATGCCGCTGCGTACTGAGTCTCTGGATTCGTCTCGTAGTACCGCTGACACAGACGCACCGTCTCTGAAAGTAAGCGAATTTCAAAAGGGGTTGTGATCGTCCCGATCTCCAACTGAACGCCAGTCACTTGAAGTTGGGACGGAGCCGAGGCCATCCAGTTGACGGCACCAGTCACGGCCACGGGAGCATATCCCGGACTGGCCGTCCAATTTGTGGTCGGCGCGACGTTTGCGCGCCCCGTGCCGAACGAGACGCCGCACAGACACACCTGGATCGACCCCGAGACGCTGTCCGTCCAGGTGCCGATCGTACATGCCGGGACGTAGACCGTGTACCTGTTCCAAGAGTTTGTGAGGGTCACGAGGTTTGCAAAGTAGGTATTATCCACTTTCGACCTCAGGACGACCGAGTAATTACCCGCGACTGCCGCATTCGCATAGAACGAGAGAACCATGGGTTTCGCCGTCGACTGACCCAACCGGAGATCATATACACCCGAAGCCTCGATCGTCTGAACCAGGGGACAGATCCATGTGTTGTCGAGGGTCGAGCCGAACGCACGGGTCGTGTAGACGTTCGCGCAATTCGAGAACCCATTCGTTTGTCCTATGGGCAAGTCCTTTTTGATGGTCACTGACACGTTGGACGTGCTCAGGTTCCCCGTGTCCACGAACCAACGATCCATCACGAAGGCGTTTGAAAGTGAAAATACGGAAGTGTTCGAGACGGTCAAAGAGTTGGCCCGGGAGGCGACACGGAACGTGCCGTTAATCAGACGGTTCCTGTAGCCTGAAAAGTTTTCGTACGAAACATGTTCTGAAAAGTAGCCCTGACCCGTGACGTACAGGGCGTAAGGAGGGGTCGACGCGACGACGCCACCGACCGCTAAATTGGCCGATATCTGGACGTTCGAGGTGATGTTCAGGATCGGTCCACCCAGTGACGAGATGTTGCTGACGAGCATGAACTTCGAGGCGGTCGTCCCGCCTGAAACGTCGAGGTTGTACTGCGGGTTCAGGGCTCCTATGCCGACCGAATTTGAAAAATAAATATTTGATCCGGAATTGATCCACTGGGTCCCCGGGGTCCCACCCGGCCCCCCCGACGCGAGACCGCCGCCCTGTAGGGGGGTGATGGTCAGGTACGTCCCTCCCGTGCCGGTCGCAGTCGCCTTGAGGGCCCCTCCGTCGACGCACCACAAGTCCAGATAGTAAAAGAGAGAAGAGTCAGTCACGTTCAAAGGAATCTCTATGAGTTCCGTGGGGTTCTTGGTCACAAAGGTTGTGTAGCGGTACTGGTAGGCCTGGTCGGTCCCATGGATATCAGCGACGTTCGAGCCGACGGCCAAACCCGTGATGTTGTCTGTCGAGCCCTGGAACACGGCGCTGAGTTTGTAGGCGCCCGCCTTGTTGAACTTGAAGTTGCCGTTGGGCGTCACGGTGATGAGGGTGCTCGTGCCCGTGATGGTCCAGCCGTTGCTCAGGCCGACGCTCAGAGGGTAGGTCGTTCCGTACATGGCGCCAGTGTATGGAACCTGCAGAGCAATGTCGCCCGGCAGAGAGAAGTAATAGCCGCCGCCCTCGCCCAAAGGGACGCCCAGGGACGAAAAGACGTTGCCCTCGACCACGAGATTACCAGTCACGTAGGTGTTGCCGAGCGTCACGGGCACAATATTACCCGTGACCGAAAGGTCAGTATTCACCGTGAGATTATCGACGGAGGTGATATTTGGCTGATAGGCCTGAGATACGACCAGTGCCACGTTCGCCCGGGCCACGTTCCCCGTTATGGCGGCGGCCGTGAGGTTAGCGATCCCAGAGCCGTTGGACGCGCTGAGCAAACCCTGGACCGTCAGGCCCGTCAGGGTGCCCAGTGACGTCACGTTGGGTTGGGCCGGCTGACTGACGACGAGGGCGACGTTCGCTTGGGCCACGTTGCCGGTGATGGACGCCGCTGTCAGGTTCGCGATCCCAGAGCCGTTGGACGCGCTGAGCAACCCCTGGACGGTCAGCCCCGTGAGGGTGCCTACGGACGTGATATTGGGCTGGAAAGGCTGTGACACGACCAGGGCGACATTGGCGTTCGCCACGTTGCCCGTGATGGCGGCCGCGGTCAAGTTGGCGATGCCCGAACCGTTGGACGCGCTCAGGAGGCCGTTCACGGTCAGGCCGGTCAGGGTTCCCAAGGAGGTCACGTTGGGCTGGGCCGCTTGCGAAACCACGAGCGCCACGTTCGCGTTCGCCACGTTACCCGTGATGGACGCTGCTGTAAGGTTTGCGATTCCAGAGCCGTTGGACGCGCTGAGCAACCCCTGGACCGTGAGCCCCGTCAGAGTACCGAGGGACGTCACGTTGGGCTGAGCCGGTTGTGTGACGACGAGCGCCGTGTTGGCTGAGGACACGTTCCCTACGAGTACGGAACTCTGGATATTACTTAGCGCGTTACCCTGGCCAGAAAAGAAGGAGGCCGTGACGTTCCCGCTTGAATAAAGGCCCACAAGTGTGCCGACCTGCGTGACGTTGGGCTGGAAGGGCTGAGAGACCACGAGTGCCACATTGGCCGAAGCGACGTTCCCTACAAGGCTGGCGCTCTGCACGTTGCTCAGGGCGTTGCCCTGACCCACAAAGAAAGGGGCCGTGACGTTCCCGCTCGAGTAAAGGCCCAAGAGGGTTCCGACCTGTGTGATATTGGGCTGGAAGGGTTGAGATACCACGAGAGCCACGTTGGCCTGTGCCACATTGCCCACGAGTACGGAACTCAGGACGTTCGTGAGGGCGTTGCCTTGGCCCACAAAGAAAGGGGCCGTGACGTTCCCGGTCGAGTACAGACCCACAAGGGTGCCGACCTGCGTGACGTTGGGCTGGAAGGGCTGACTGATCACGAGGGCCACGTTCGCGTTCGCCACATTGCCCGTGATGGCTGCGGCCGTGAGGTTCGCGATTCCCGAGCCGTTTGAGGCGCTGAGCAACCCCTGAACAGTCAGACCTGTCAGGGCACCTAAACTGGTGATGTTCGGCTGGGCCGGCTGACTTACGACCAAGGCCACGTTCGCGTTCGCCACGTTACCCGTGATAGACGCCGCGGTCAGGTTCGCGATCCCAGAGCCGTTTGAGGCGCTGAGCAACCCCTGAACAGTCAGACCTGTCAGGGTGCCTAGGGAGGTTACGTTGGGTTGGGCCGCCTGTGAAACCACGAGGGCGACATTTGCTTGGGCGACATTACCAACGAGTACAGAGCTCTGAATATTACTCAGTGCATTACCCTGGCCCACGAAGAATGGGGCCGTGACGTTCCCACTCGCATAGAGGCCCACAAGCGTTCCCACCTGTGTGACGTTGGGCTGGAAGGGCTGCGTGACAACCATGGCCGTGTTGGCCGAGGCCACGTTGCCCGTTATGGCCGAGGCAGTCAGGTTCGCGATTCCCGAACCGTTCGAGGCGCTTAGGAGGCCGTTCACGGTCAGGGAGTTTAGGATGCCTAAACTGGTGATGTTGGGCTGGGCCGGCTGAGAAACCACGAGGGCCACGTTGGCTTGGGCCACGTTGCCCGTTATGGCCGCGGCAGTCAGGTTCGCGATACCAGAGCCGTTCGACGCGCTCAAGAGGCCGTTCACGGTCAGGGAGTTTAGGATGCCTAAACTGGTGATGTTGGGCTGGGCCGGCTGGCTCACCACGAGGGCAATGTTCGCCTGGGCCACGTTGCCCACGATGTTGCTCGCTTGCAGAGCGCTCAGCGCCGCGCCGTTCGCCGCCACGTTCGTCATGGTCGCGAGGCCGAGGACGTACAGGTTCGAGCCGGTCGGGGGCGCGCTCAGGGTCCCCACGCTCACACCGTTCTGATACGCGACGTTTCCTCCAACGTTCGTCCACTGAGTCGCCACGTTAGCCGCCCCAGTGACGCGCCCGTACTGGTCTATGGTCACTTGGGACACGTTCGCACCCGAGCCGTACAGACCCGCCGTCACACCCGAGGCCGGAAGGTTTGTCGGCTGGATCTGATTTGTAAAAAATAAATTTGGAGTTGAGACGGCGTTGGACGCGTACACGTTTCCGGTCACTTGCAGGGTCGCGGTCGGCACGGTGGCCGCACCCACGCCTACAAAATTCTGGTAGTAGATGGGGCTCCCGATGGCCCCGGTCCACTGAGAGGAGATGATGGCTACGTTACTTGCGGTCGTGACGCGCCCGTACTGATCCACGGTCACCTGGGACACGTTGGCACTCGACCCGTAGAGGCCGGCAGTCACACCGCTCGTGGGGAACACGCCCGTTGACAAGGTCCCGAGCGCCAAGTTACTTGCGTTGATGTTCGAGAGGCCTGAGGCGTTCGAGGCGACGAGCAATCCAGAGATTGCGAGCCCCGTAAGAGTCCCCACGCTCGTGATGTTGGGCTGGGCCGGCTGAACGACGGAATTGGCCGTGGCGACCGTCCCCGTGATTGACGACGGGTGGATTCCGTAGAGGCCTTGGCCGTCTCCTGAGATTGTACCGGCTATGAGCGACCCGATGACGCTCAGGGTCGTGAGGGTCCCGAGCGAAGTGATGTTGGGCTGGGCCGGGTTCACGACGGCACCTGCCGTATTGGCGTAGTTGACCGTGCCTATGAGGTTTCCAACCGGCACGTTTGTGAGACCAGCGCCCGAGCCGTAGAACGTCCCACCCGTGACGCTCCCCGTGACTTGGAGGGACGTGAGGGTACCCACGGACGTGATGTTGGGTTGGTCCGCCTGCGTGACAACAAGGGCCGTCTGTACGTTCGTGACTGCATTTCCCTGAGCCGAAAAAGACCCCGAGACCGTCAGAGAGCCTAGCGTCCCCACGGACGTGATGTTCGTTTGGGCCGGGTTAGTCACCACTCCCGCCGTGTTCGAGTAATTCACAGTGCCCACGAGGTTCGCGACGGGCACACCCGAGAGACCCGACCCGGACCCGTAGAATGTCCCGGCCGTCACGCCACCTGAGACGGCGAGTGCCGTGAGAGTTCCCAGTGAAGTGATGTTCGGTTGGGCGGGCTGGCTCACGACCAAGGCCACGTTCGCGTTAGCCACGTTTCCCACGAGTCCAGAGCTTTGCACGTTGCTCAGGGCGTTCCCGCCGCCCACGAAGAATGGCGCGGACACGTTTCCGCTCGCGTAGAGGCCCACGAGCGTGCCCACCTGTGTGACGTTGGGCTGGAAGGGCTGCGAGACCACGAGCGCCACGTTAGCCCGCGCCACATTCCCGACAAGGCTCGAACTCTGGACGTTCGCGAGCCCCCCGCCATCACCCACCACGTAGGCCAAGTTGGACACACCCAGGACGTTCAGGGTCTGTGAGCCGAAAATAGTCGCCGAATTTGCAAAAAGAGTCGTGACGTTCAAGGTGGTCATGTTGGCCGCGCCGAGGACCAAAAGGTTCGAGCCGGGCGGGGGTGCGGCGAGCGTGCCTATGCTCACGCCGTTCTGGTACGCCACGTTGCCAGCGACGCTCGTCCACTGCGACGACAGGATTGCCACGTTGGCGGCCGCGGTCACTCGCCCGTACTGGTCGACCGTCACCTGGGAAACGTTCGAAAAGTCGCCATACGTGCCGGTGGCACCGACGGTCGGCAGGTTCGTATCTTGTATGGTCCCCGTGAGGTTGCTCGCATTCAGGTTCGCCAGAGCGTAGCCGTTCCCTTGGAACGACTGACCCGAGAAGGTGCTCGCGTTGATGGTGCCCGTCACGTTCAGCTCGGAGTAGCTGATGTTCGAGACTATGCTCCCGGCCACGTAGAGGTTGCCGGTGAAGGTGCCGTCGACGCTAATGACGTTTCCAGCTATGACGTTTCCATTCGTGTCCAGGACGTTGGACGCGATGATGACGTTCGCAGGTGGACACGGTACGGGAGCCGCCGCGACGTAGCGCGGCGGCCCATTTGCGATGCTGTCACACATCTTCCTGTTACTGTCTCACAAATAAAATGACCAAAAGACCTGCGGCCAAGAGGGCCCCTATGAGCACCATGTTGGGTCCACCGTCGAGTGGCACTGGGGGTGGCAAATCATTTAAAATACTTTTTTCAATTTTAACATCCGAGGTGTGGCACCGGATGACGAAGCCAGTGCCGGTCGTGTCGTTCAGCCCGGTCAAGGAGCGACCGTTGATATCGAGCCAGGAGACCGTCAGACGGTCCAGGCGGTCTATCCGACTCGGGTAGACCCCCTCAATCTTGAAATCTCCAGATTCTTTGTAAAATTTTACAGTTCCAGGGGTGACGTCGAGTGGGATCATGGCAAAGGACCCCGAGGCGGTGTTGCCGGAGGGGACGCCTCCCGGCCCCAACTTGCGCGCGTCACCGTGGAACGGCGTGCGCAACTCGAGCACATCCAGAAAACAGAAGGTGTTGCTCAGACCGGTGGTGTTGATGAAGGCGGAAACTAGCTCCACCCGGGACACGTTCCGGATGGGGTTAGTTAGGTGGAGGGTCCACGTGTTGGAGTTCACGTAGGAGAACGTATTTCTATACGCCGAATCGGCATATATGATGTGTGACGGTCCCATCTAGTAGATGCAGACATTATCTTTCGCGCATTCGAAACGAAACGTAAAGTAGCTGGTGCCGTTGACGGCCGTCGGCACGCCACTCGGGTTGTACAGCTGGACTGACAGCTGCTTGAGCTGGCGGATAGGCTCGATGTACTCGGTATCCGTAGGGAAGTTGGAATTCTTGTTGTAGATCAGACGGCCGACGCTCCCGTTGAGGTACGACGCCGAGTCAAAGGGCAGCGTCGCGAAGGAGTTGTTGATAAGGCCGACGTTCGACTGGGACCCCGTGGAGCTCCCGATGACCGTGTACGTGTTGGACACGGAGATGGCCGTGGAGACGCCGGCGCGCTGGTTGAACTTGCTGATCAGCTCTGGGATGTAGACGTGGACGACGGCGGAGGTGTTGGCGTCGGGCGACAGGCTTGCCATGATGAGCTCAGCCTTGACGACGTTACGCAAGGGGATGTCGATATAGACGGTGAAATTGCCCGCATTCTGCGGGGACGCGACGTTCTGCGAGTTGACGTGGACCGTGAAAACCTCGCGACGTTCGCAACGGGTCGCCATTATTACTAGATGATCATTTTCTTCTGGTGTCCGACCCGCAGTTTGGTGTCGACGTGGATCGGGTGGCCCGCCTCCTTGAGGGCCCGGCAGAACGCCACGTCCTCGGAGCTCATGTCAGTCAGAGGGCCGATGCGCTGCAGATCAGACCAAAACCAGGGGTACTTGAGGCTCTCCACGACCCCCTTACGAATCAGCATCCAACCCATGCCGGCATAGGCCACCTCCATGTACTCGGGCGCACCGGACAGGTCGTCAGTACCGAGGAACTTGAACGAGCCCGTCTTGGCAAAGTGATCCTCGTCCCACTCCTTGACGGCAGCCAGGTGCTGCAGATCCTCCATCATGTACAGACCGGCCGTGACCTCGTGGGGGCTCTCGAGGATACGGAAGAAATCCTCGGGTCTGAAAACAATGTCGGAATCGATCCACATCATCGCGTCGTACTCCACCTGACCCTGGAACGGCTTTTGGTCCGGGCCCTTGAGCACGTCCCCGCCGAGGCACTTGGCCCGGGCGAAATGAACAACTGACGAATAGTTTTGGGAAATCATGACCTGGTGGCCCTTGCTGGACGCCTGCATGAGCAGGTCGGACCAGGCCAACAGGAATTCACGGGAGTACTCGCGTCCGGGCATACAGAAGACGACGCGCATTATTTACAAATAGGGTAAAGTTTTTAAGTGCTTACTTCTCCATCAGGGAACCGCCGATGCCGTTCATGATGGCATAATCGCGCTGCTGCTTGTGCACAAAGTCCATGCCGCCGCACAGACCACCCGGGGTCAGGCCGCGGGTGTAGTAGTCGGCCTGAGCGCTCGGGCCCGGCGTGCAGGCCAGGTTCGGCTGGATGTCGAACAGGGACGCGGGGCCGCCACGGGCGCCGCGAATGGCCAGGTCAGCCGGCGCCAGCACAAAGTTGCTGGGCCGGGAGTACAGGTTCCAGATGATCAGCAGAAGCAGACCGACAATCACGGCCTGGATGACGGACTTCACCTTGATGGGCATTTTACTTTTGACAAACTTTTTTATTCCAGGTCCCCTGCGTTAAAGATCTGGCTTTCCTTTCTCTAAAGGTCTCAGAGGATGCTGTCTATAGACTCTGACCAGACGCCCACCCTGAAGCTGAACGACGACGAAGCGGCCCTGATGGATGAGATTTCGTTCGCCCCGCCCGAGCGGAAGATCCCAATCAAGGCGCGCCCCGTGCGCTCCCAGCCTCGGTTCCAGCCGCGCCAGGCGCCCCCGCCCGAGGACGAGGAGATGGGCCTGGCTGACTTTGGCAACCCTGAGAAGCGGTTCGCACAGGCTGCCGCGCCCGCGGAGGAGTGGGACGGCGAGGAGGA